AATGAACAGTCTAAGCCTGGGATCAGCTCTTAATGTTAATGTGTTTGGTATTGGTGCTGGTGGTACAGCAGGAGTAAATCAAGGATATTTAACTGTAGATCCTAACAATGGTTTTTGGAATATTGGCATGGGAACTGTATATGGTTATGGTCAATATGAGACCAATCTCTCTAACTTATCCAGTATAGGTAATAGTAACTATTGGAGTAGTCGAGAAAATGAAGTCGGATTACCTGACATATACATAAGTGTAGGTGGTAACGGTGATACCGAGTCTACATGGGTGTTTGCCGCACAATACGAGCCTACTGAACGACCTAGTACCCTAGTTATTCCCTACAATGGTGTTATTGGTATTCAAAATAATGACAGTGGTACTGATAATGTAATAACTGTCACTTACTACAATGATCTTGCCAGTGAGCCAAATATTGCTATAGGTCCACAAGCAGGCGCTAATCCTACTGGCGGTAATATGATTGCTATAGGTTACGAAGCAGGTAAGGCATATCAAAATAATTATGCTATTGCTCTTGGGGCCCGTGCTGGTAAGTTTGGACAAGGAGCAGGCGCTATTGCTATCGGTGCGTTTGCCGCAGGTGCTTGGGGAACTAGTGGCACAGCACAATCAGCCAACAGTATTATTATCAACGCTACGGCTGATCATAGCCAACCACTATATGATGCTGGTGCTAACACACTAGTAATTAAACCTGTTAGAAGTTCTACAGGACCTGCGCATGTCTACTACGATTCAGCAAGTGGTGAAATCACATATAGCACAGTTAACTTAGGATCTAAAACTACAGCACTGACTGGTACAGATAATTCTACTTCACCTGCGCCTGCTGATTGTACAGCGTTGGATTTAACCAAACAGATACAGTATTTGGACGCTGGTAGCGGTACAAATCAGATATCTTTTTATCTTGCTGCCGGCACAGAAGGACAGATCATGTACTTTGTAGCCAAATCCAGCACTAACATGGCAAGTATTTTGATTTACTGCTCTCATGTGCGTTATAGAAACGGATCCGCAATAGTAGCTTTAGGTGATGTATTTCCGTTTAGTAACCTTGTTACCGACGGGCGTACAATGGCAACAGCTATATTCATTGACGGAGCATGGAGCTTTGACGGTGGCGGCATAGATTAAAATTAAGGATAAAGAAAAATGGCAAATATAACAATCACAAACCCAGCTATTACTAGTACTACTGGAGTATTTTCCTGTACAGCATTAGCCGCTCCGCTAGCATTAGGGCAAGCAGTCAACATATCAGGTGTGTTTAGCAGTGGAGGTGTCGTAGGGCAAAAATCAAATGGTGTTTACTATGTGATAGGTACTCCGACTACTACAGCTTTTCAATTGAGTAAGACCAAAGGCGGTGCTCCAATTACCACAGTGGTCAGCACAGGAGCAATTACTGGCGTCACTATTACCACAGTAGACGAAGCTACTGTGTATGTACAGAGAAATTGTAAAAACAGCGCCGATGCTGTTAAACTATTAAGAGCTAATGGTGTAAGAGTACACGCAGTTATGGTAACTGGTTCAAGCAAGAATAGAAAAGCTATGGCAGCGGCTACTAGTAATGCTAGGACTACTCCACAAGTGTTCATTAATGGAGCACATGTTGGCACACTGACTCAACTAAAATCTAGTTCACTAATCAATCCTAACGCTAAACTAAAAGCTAGAACTTAATCCGGAACAAGACCATGCGTTCAATAAAAAAGACTTGGTCCAAGATTACAACAAAAAGTGCTCCACAACACACAGACGGACAAGAATATGTTGTTTGTTTGAAAAAAGGAGAGAACTATGATCAGGTCTGGACAGAAATAGAAACAGAAACTACTGGCTTGGATACAATACCTAACCGAGCCGCTAGGATCCTTAATGCTCGTCCGGGTAGTCCACGCAGTTGTCACTATTCTTTGACCCCAGCTGAAGCAGAACAACTAAGATTGGATCCTCGTGTACATAGTGTAGAAGTTCCTCCACAGTACAAAGGTATCCGTGCTGTTCACAAGACTACTCAGTTCAACAATTTTACCAAACCCACAAGTCTCACAGACAGCACTGGCGACCTAGTCAACTGGGGCTTACCTAGAATGAATGCCAGCTACAATAACTATGGCACAGGCGCTACATTGCTACCAGGTGGTACTGGTGGCTATGACTATACTTTAACTGGCCAAGGTGTAGATGTAGTTATACAAGACAGTGGACTACAGATAGACCACCCAGAGTTTGCTGGCCGCGTACAGGCTATAAATTGGTATGAGCATACTGGATTTTCAAATTACAGCAGTATTGACAGTATAGGTCTGCCTGGAACTGCTTACTTGGCACTAAACCCAGGCGCAGTGGCATCGACTTATGTACATGATCGTAACAGTCTATACTTCAATGGACATGATTGGCTACAGTTTGCCAGTGAAGCTATCAATTTTGGTTCTGGTGATTTTACAATTGAATTCTTTTTTAAGATAGACACAGATGTCAATCTCGACACTACTCAGATGGGATTTGTCGACTATGGTGCTAATGGGTCACTAGCTATGTACATGGGCACCGCACCAGGTACAGCCAGCAGTCATGTTTTCACCGTTGAACTAAAAGGCACTGATTCACAGTCATTTGACTTTGTCTATCCTATAAGCAAAGGTGTATGGCATCATTTGGCTGTTACTAGAGAGATCGGTTATTTGAATGTGTATTTGGATGGCAACGGTGCTGGTAATCACCCTAATACTTGGAATTTTATATATCTTTCACAAGGGTTTGGTACCTATGGCGGAGTTTACAATTTCAAAGGTCATTTGGCTAATCTACGAGTATCTGTTGGTTCAGCAATATACGCATCTGTAGTAGGATCAATTACTGTACCTACAGCACCTTTATCGATAACATCAGGAGTTGTATTATTATTAAATTGTTTAGATGCCAATACTCCTTATCATAACTCTGTGTATATTAGCTATTCGTTAGTCAACGCAAATAATGACAGCACATCAGTTGTTACATTTAGTTCGGGAACGGGCACACCTGAATTTACTATAGAGTTTTGGTTTAATCTAGCTACTGATCCTGCTAGTCACAGACATGCTTTTTTAGGAAGTGCTAACGATCGTGCTCTCAGCGTATACACCGGAGATGTTATAAGTGGTGGTACCGGGCCAGCAAACAATAAAATTGGTGTGGACATTTATACAGAGGGCGGCGTAACATTTACATTTGCCACAGCAATGACCACAGGCACCTGGTATCATTGTGCTGTGGTTCGAGACGCTAGTTGTAATCTACAGATATTCTTGAATGGCATTGCGGCCACAGGATGGAGTACTAATATTAGTGGAGTAAGTCCTACATCAGGTTCAGGACATTACTCAAACTTTAATTTCACAGTCAACGGTGCTATTGACCAAGTGGGCAATTGGGATTCTTATAGTACATTTGATGGTGCTATTACAGATGTGAGAATAGTACAAGGTACAAATCTATATGACCCTACTGCTAATAATATTGCTGTACCTACTACTATGTTAACTGCTGTATCAGGTACTGAATTTTTATTAAATCTCACTTATTATTCGGAATATACTGGACCGATAGATGCTACAACAAATAGTAGTGTTACTATCGAAGGTACTGGTGCTGAATTAATCGCAGGCCCTACTACAGTATTTTATCAGAACTTCCAACCTGCCGAACACTACATGGACACAGTGGGTCATGGAACACATGTGGCTGGTATTGCCGCAGGTACTACATATGGTTGGGCAAAGAATGCCTATGTATATTCGGTTAAAGTAGCAGGGCTAGAAGGTCCGCAAGATCCAGGAACAGGTATACAGTTTCCTGACTGTTTTGAAGTTATACAATTATTCCATTCACAGAAAACTCCTAGAGTCAACGGCTATGTAAAACCCACGGTGGTCAACATGAGTTGGGGATATGAAGGTAATTATGTCAGCGATATATCCCCATTAACTAATGTAACAATTATAGGAACTTCGGGAGAATTTGGGTGTGATGTACCCGGGATAACATTGGCTATAGGCATGGCGGTGTGTGTACAAGGTACAGTAGCTTACAGTGGACTCGGCGGCTATACCGCTAATACAGACAATTACTATATTATTACAGCTCTTCGTCCGGGTACTCCTACCAGCTATACATTAGTTACAAATCAAATTTATGATATTGGCCAAAGTGCTAATCAGTATCTTTCTTATACAGTAACTAGAACAGATTATCCTGCTATCGTAGCTATAATTGGAGCTTACACAGGTTCCAGTTATTATTACCCTAACCCCGGAGAATTTACTATTACGGCTCCAGGAGTAACTGGAACTAGAACAGTTCTATATTGTGGATATGATATTCCTGGAAATCTTTTCTTTGAGTTTCATTACGAAGCTGGACAAGATGATCCTACTAGTATAGCAAGTGGAACTTCATTTACTGTAACCCATACTCCTACTAATGGTAACAATGGATTTACACTACAAGCGGCAACTGCGCTGGGAGAAGCTAGTGGTACAGCAATAACCACTGTGGAAGGTACTCCAAGTCAACTGTCATTTACTGTGATTGTGACTAATATCACAGGCGGGCATTATCGAGGCACACCCTGGACTGGGACTTTTCCTCAAACCAATTATGGCATGGGTCCAAACGATGTGCTGTACTACAACAGTTTCCCTGTGAGAGATCCTAGCACCGATGTAGCTCTTGAAGATTTAATTGATGCTGGAGTTATTGTTAGCATAGCGGCAGGCAATGATTTTATCAAGATTGATAACTCTGGTGGCCCAGACTACCTAAACTCATATACCGATGGTACTTACACCTATTACTATAATCAAGGATCTAGTCCTTATAGTGTACATGCTAATATTGTAGGTAGTATAGATGTCACACCATACGATGTTAATAGAGACCAAAAAGCCGAATACAGCAACAGTGGTCCAGGTGTAAACATATTTGCTCCAGGCACTGGTATATTGAGCTGTACTAGCAATAATCCAGCAGGCATTTATGAAGAAGGATACACTCCAGCACCGTACTTCTTGGATAGTGCGTTCAATCAACTTAATTTAAGTGGGACTAGTATGGCTAGCCCACAGATTACAGGCTTGTCAGCATTGTTAGCAGAGATGAATCCGCAGGCCACTCCCTCACAGATTCTTACTCAACTACAAAATATGGCTAGAAACAATCTGTATACTACTAATTCAGCTAATGATTATAGTGTGTTTAACAGCCTTTGGGGTGCAAGTCCTAAGTTAGTCTACAATCAGTTTAATAATACTGTCAGCGCATACTTTGGTTAACCAAATCGCGCTCTGCCGCTATTTTCAATAAATATGTATAATAGCACAAGAGAGCGAGCATGGCAGCATTACAATTCCCGTTAAACCCTACCGTAAATCAAGTTTTTGTTGGTTCTAACGGTATTAACTACACGTGGGACGGTATCAAATGGGTTGGTCAAGGCCAGCTTGGTGCTCCTCCACAACCCCCGCAATTTGTCTTACCCCCAGCAACTATCAATCAGTTGGGTGGTATCGAAATTGGTTCTGGATTATCTGTTGACAATGCTGGAGTATTATCAGCACAACAAGCTACAGTTTCTGATAATCCCCCTAGTAATCCTATAGCAGGTGCACTTTGGTTTAATACCCTAGTTAATACCTTATTCATTTATCAAAATCAAGGATGGGAATCGGCAGCTGGGGGTGATTTACTTAACGTAGCCTCTGATATACTTCCTGCCACTGATCTTACATATAACTTAGGCAGCCCAACAAGGCAGTGGAAGGATGTTTATGTGGGTCCAGGGTCTGTTTATGTTGGTGGAATAAAACTTAGTAATGTTAGTGGAAATCTAACTGTAACTAATGCTTTGGGTATTACACTTCCACAAAATGTAACCTATACAAATGCTTCCGGCAGTGTAATTCCCTTAAACAGCGAATTAGCTACAACTACCAATCCGGGTATTGTAGAAATTGGGTCAAATATTGATGTAATTAACGGCGTTATCAGTGTACCTACTGCTACAAACAACAGTTTAGGAGTAGTAAAAGCTGGTACAAATGTGTCTATTGACAGCACTGGCGCAGTAAGCGTTCCTACAGGGGCTGGAATAAATACACTAGAGACTATTGCTAATGTGAATCCTACGGGAATAACCAACGGATCGCTGTTAGTTTATAATCAAGCAGCTAGTAGATGGGATGTAACAGTTAACTTAACACAAGAAAACTGGGATTCAGGGCAATATTAACGGAGCGCATAGATGGCAACCACATTTAGAATTAAACGATCGCCGACCACGGGTAATCCCGCGGTACTGGCACAAGGTGAATTAGCCTATTCATACTTAACCAACAACGGCTCCAACGGTGGTGACACGCTGTATATTGGTACAGGTACTGAAACAACAGGTAATGCGGCGAATCACGTTAAGATCGGTGGTCTCTACTATACAACACAGATTGATAATGCTACTAACTTAAACACAGCTAGCACTATTGTTAAACGCGATGGCAGTGGTAATTTTGTAGCTGGTACTATCACAGCGGCCTTAACTGGTAATGCCTCAACAGCAACCACATGGCAAACAGCACGTAACTTATCTCTAACAGGTGATGCAACTGCTACTCTAAGTAGTGTTAATGGTAGTGTTGATGTATCAGCAGCCTTAACCTTAGCCAACGTAAACTCAAACGTTAACAGTCTAGCAATAACAGCCGCAAGTGGTAATGGTACAACTGTAACATTAACTTATGCTACACAAGCCAGCAATCCCTATACCATTGGTCAACAGGTTACAGTCACTGGTGTAAGCCCAAGTGGTTATAATGGAACATATACAGTAACAGGTGTTTCAACAACGCAAGTACAATATGCTAGTTCATTTACAACAAGCTATGTAAGCGGTGGTACTGTAATTGGCCTATTTGGTAGTGCTACATTTATTCCTGTAATTACAGTTAATGCTAAAGGACTGATTACCTCAATTAGTAATACATCAATCAGCACAACATTGAATCTTGCTGGTTCAACTGGCACTGGTTCTGTTGCTGGTGGTGGAACATTAACTGTTACTGGCGGTGCTGGTATATCTACTACTGTTAGTGGATCAACAATTACAATTAACTCTACTGGTGCTGGCGGTTATACTACCACAGCAACTAGCGGAACAACATATACAATTACATCTACAAGTACTCCTGCACAATACTTTACAGGAAGTACACCTCAGACAGTAGCACTACCAAGTACAAGTGGACTAACACTTGGTCAAGAATATATTTTAACAAACAATAGTACAGCTAACTTGTCTGTACAAACAAGTACTGCGGCTGCTGTTCTAACTCAGATTCCAGGTACAACAGTTAGTTATACTATAATATCGACAAGCGGCAACACTGCGGCTGCTTGGAACTATGAATACACCGGTTTTGCTGGCATTACTGGAACAGGTAACGCTGTACTAGCTAATGCTCCAACATTAACAGGTCATCCAACGATTGAAGGTGTTACTTCAACAGGTGCAACTGGTACTGGTAACTTAGTATTCAGTGCAAGTCCTACATTTACAGGTACACTGACTGCTGCTACTGCTAGCTTTAGTGGTCACTTAACAGTTGAAGGAGTTACTTCAACAGGTGCCACTGGTACTGGTAAGTTTGTATTTGATAATGCTCCTACAATCAGCGGACATCCAACAATTGAGGGAGTTACTTCAACTGGTGCCACTGGTACAGGCAAGTTTGTATTTGACACTAGTCCAACTATCAGTGCTCCTACAATCAGTGGTCACCCAACAATTGAAGGTGTTACTTCAACTGGTGCTACTGGTACTGGCAATTTAGTATTCAGTGCAAGTCCTACATTTACAGGTACACTGACAGCTGCTACTATTAGTGCAACAACACTATCAGTTAGTAACATCAATGATGGTTATACAACTACAGCTACAGCCGCTGGAACTACAACACTAACAAGCTCCAGTAACTATCAACAATACTTTACTGGTTCAACAACCCAAACAGTTGTACTACCGGTTGTAAGCACACTAGTTTTAGGCGCTCAGTATCAGATTGTAAACACCAGTACAGGTAACGTAACTGTACAAAGTAGTGGTGCTAATACTATTCTAGCAGTATTACCAGGCACTGCGGCATTCTTTACAGTAATAGCTGTTACAGGTACAGGTGCAAGTTCTTGGTATGCTGCCTACGATGCATTTGCTACCGTTACTGGCACTGGTGCTAATGTTCTAGCCACTGCTCCAACGTTCACAACTAGTATTGACGGTAGTTCAGGATCGTTTACAGCATTCGCAACCCCAACAACATTAACAGTTGGTGGTGCAAGTACTAATACTACCATTGGCGCAACTACAGGTACAACTACCTTAAACAGTCCAACAATAGTTGGTCAGGCTACGACACAAAACGTATTCAATACTGTAGCAACAACAGTTAATGCGTTTGGTGCTGCTACTACAATCGGTATTGCTAGTGGTGCAGCCAGTGCTACTACAATAACACTTGGTGCTAATACTAACAATAATACTTTAAGTATTTACGGTAATGGCACAGGCGGAACAGCAACATTAACCTCTAACGTTACTACAGGTACTATCAACGTATTCACAGGTGGCCAGCTGATCAGTATCGGTGCTAGTTCAGGAACTACAACAGTTAACAATACATTAACTACAACAAGTCCAAACATCACCACCAGCATTACAACTCCAACTACTGGAACATTTAGTCTAGTTAATACTACTGCTACACAGGTTAACTTTGCTGGTGCAGCCACTACAGTAAACGTTGGTGCTAGTACAGGTACATTAACTCTTAATAATCCTACTATTGCTACTAGTGTAACAAGTGGTACACTGGCCTTATTCAATACAGGCCTAACAGGGACATTAAACTTAGCAGGTGCTGCTGGTTCAATCAATATTGGTTCTAGCACAAGCACTACAACCTTTAACGGTAATGCTAACGTAGCAACTGGTAAAGGCTATCAGATTAATGGTACTACAGTATTAAGTGGTACAACACTAGGCAGTACAATAACTAGTTCTAGTTTAACTAGCGTTGGTACGATTACTAGCGGTACTTGGAATGGCACTACCATTGGCGTAGGCTATGGCGGTACTGGAACTACGACTGGCAGCATAACAGGCACCGGCGCACTAACATTTACAGCTGGTGGATCTAATACAAACGTTAATCTAGTTCCGCAAGGTTCAGGAACTGTTGACGTTGGCTCAGCAAGAATTACAAGTCTAGCAACTCCAACACAATCAACTGATGCGGCTACTAAAGGATATGTTGATGCGGCAGCTACTGGTATCAATGTACACGACAGCGTAGAAGTATTAGCTGATAGCACAAATACAGCTATCACAGGTGCTACTTATGCTAATGGTACTGCTGATGCTGGTACTGGTACTGGTATAGGCGCAACACTTACTGACGCTACAACAGGTTCATTACTATCAATTGACGGCTACACACTAGTATTAAATGATCGCGTTTTAGTTAATGCTTTCACAAGTACTAGCGCAAAATACAACGGTGTTTACTATCTAAGCACATTAGGTGTAAGTGGTACAACAAAATGGGTCTTGACTCGTGCTACAGATTATAACAATAGTGTTGCTGGACAAGTTATTCCTGGCGACTTTGCGTTTGTTACCAAAGGTACAACATACGGCAAAACCGGTTGGGTACAAACTAATATTGGTACAGGAGCAAGTCCAGCCAACGCTATTAAGATTGGTACAGATGCCATTGCTTATACACAGTTCAGCGGATCTGGAACTTATCTAGCTGGTAATGGTATTGCTTTATCTGGAAGCACATTCTCAATTGATACTACTGTAACAGTTGATAAGACAACAAGCCAAACACTAACTAACAAAACACTAAGCACAGGTACAGTTTATAACGGTGGTGTAATTGGTGCTACTTATGGTGGTACTGGAGTTAATAACGGTTCAAGCACGATTACTATCGGCGGAAACGTTACAATGTCTGGTGCGTTTACCTTTACTGGTACAGTAACAGGTAACACCAGCGTAACATTCCCAACTAGTGGTACACTTGTTAATACAGCGGTTACAAGTTTAAGCAGCTTGTCAACAGTTGGTACGATTACTAGTGGTACATGGAATGGTACAACTATTGCTAGCGGCTATGGCGGAACAGGATTCAGCACATACGCTGCTGGTGATTTAATCTACGCCAGTGCAACTAATACCCTAAGCAAGTTATCAGCAGCTACTAACGGGCAAGTTCTACAGCTTGTAAGTGGTGTACCTGCGTGGGGCGACTTAGACGGCGGAACCTATTAAAGAATAAATACAATATCAGTATATACTGGTATGTATTCCTCGCTTTATAGCGGATTTAACTAGGGCGCCAAATGGCACAACAAACAGCGATTAAGATTCGACGTAGCTCGGTTGCGAGCAAAATTCCGCTAACAACGGACCTAGTACTAGGCGAGTTAGCTCTTAATACGTACGATGGTATACTGTATTTTAAGAAATCGCCCGGCGGTGTAGATTCAATTGTTACTAGTGTTACACTAGATGCTACACAAACCCTTACTAATAAAACCCTAACATCACCTACTATTAATAGTGGTGCCCTATCAGGTACATTCTCAGGTAATACTACCCTATCTGGTGTTATTACTCTATCTAACACTACTGATGCAACTAATACTACAACTGCCGGCACTATAGTATCCGGCGGTCTTGCTGTTGCTAAGACCATTTACACTGATCAAATCCGTGTTATGAATAATGGCAACGGCACTAACATTTATGTTGGTGACGATGCAATAATTGGTGACGTCAACGCTGCTAATACTTTTAGTGTTAGAGGACAGGAAGATCCTACCCAAGGTTATATTATCTTTGGTAATGCTAATAATAGTGCGTACATTGGACGTAGCGGATCAAACCCAATTACTGTATCTGGCGGTCAATTAACTGTCACAGGAACTGCTACTGGTAGCAGTGCCGTAGCTCTACAACTTAATGGCTATACTAACAAAGGTGGAACAGGCTATCACGATTTCCTAAGCGTTACAAACGCATATGGATCTGCTACTAATCCAAATAAGTTTTTCCGTTTAAACAGTAGCGGTAACTTAGAGATTATTAATAGTGCATATAGTTCTAATATTTTCTCCCTTACTGATGCTGGAGAATTAAGTGTTCCAGCGTTTAGTCTAGCAGGCACATTTAAAGATAGCACAGGCAGTGTAGGTACTAATAATCAGATATTATCTAGTACCGGTACTGGTGTTAAATGGGTTACTAGTAGTGCCGGATCATCTGGCACAGTTACTAGCGTAAGTGTTGTAAGTGCCAACGGCTTTGCAGGTACTGTAGCAAACAGCACAACTACTCCTGCTATTACCCTTACTACTAGTATCACTGGCCTACTCAAAGGCAATGGCACTAGTATATCGGCAGCTACAGCAGGTACAGATTATCTAACACCAACAGGTTCTGGATCAGGGCTAACCTTTGCATCAGGACTTAGTGTATCTAGTGGTACAATTAATTTAACCAATACTACTACTAGCAATCAAATTAACTTTGGCTCTGCTGGTGTAGCTACACCAACTACTACTAGTTATAGTGTTGGTACTAAACTTGTTCTATACGATAATATTAGTTCTACCAATACTGGTATGGGCTTTGGTATTGAAACTGGCTATTTATGGAGTGTTGTTAACCCTGCAAATGGTTTCAAATGGTATTCTGGTACAACTAACATATTAAAATTAGACAGTAACGGAGCAGTAACGCTTACTGGCGCAATTAATAAAGTCACAATTACAGCACCAGCAACTGGGTCAACATTAACCATCGCTGATGGTAAGACTCTAACTGCAAGTAATACTCTAACATTTACTGGTACTGACGGGTCGAGTGTAGCATTTGGCACTGGTGGCACTGTTCTGTATTCTAGTGGAGCATTAGGTACACCTAGTAGTGCTACATTAACTAATGCTACTGGATTACCGTTAACTACTGGTGTTACAGGAGTTCTTTCTCCTGCCAATGGCGGTACTGGTATTGCAAATAACGCAGCAAGTACATTAACTATTAGTGGTAATTTTGGTACAACACTCACTGTATCAGGTACTACAAGTTTAACACTACCTACAAGCGGTACAGTCACAGCGTTAGGTAACACTGTAACTGGTAGTGGTAGTATTGTATTAGCAACTAGCCCGACCCTAGTAACACCAACGCTGGGTGTTGCTTCTGCTACTTCAATTAATAAAGTCACAATTACAGCACCAACAACTGGTTCAACATTAACCATTGCCGATGGTAAGACCCTAACTGTAGGTAACACTCTAACATTTACTGGTACTGATACATCAAGCGTAGCATTTGGCGCTGGCGGTACAGTATTATACACAACCAGTACACTCACTGCTGGCAACTTATCTGGTACAATACCCAGCTCGGTATTAGGCAATTCAACAGTCTATATTGGAACTACGGCCGTAGCCCTGAACAGATCTAGTGCTAATCTAGCCCTAACTGGTATAAGTTCAGTAGCACTTGCTGGAAGTACTAGCGGAACGTCAACTCTACAGGCACAGGCCACTGCTGGTACAACTACATTTACACTGCCGACTACAACAGGCACACTAATTGGTACAGGCGATAGCGCAACAGTTACTAATACAATGTTGGTTAATCCTAGTTTCTACATTGGAACAACTAGTGTATCATTAGGAGCAACTAGCGGTAGTATTACAAGCCTAGCTGTAAACATTTCAGGTACTGCTGCCAACTTATCAGGTACACAAACTGCAAATTATGTATATGCAGCGCCAAATGGTTCTAATGGTGCTGCTAGTTTCCGTGCTCTAGTAGCCAGTGATATACCTCCAATATCAAACGTTGCTGGTGGCACTACCGGTGCAATACACTATCAAAGCGGTGCTAATGTTACTGCGTTCTTATCAGGTAACACAACAACTACTCCGCAGTTTGTAACATCAACAGGTACTGGCTCAGCCGCACAAGCACCTACACTAACTGGTTCAACAGGTAGTGGTAGTGTAGTATTAGCAACTAGCCCGACCCTAGTTACCCCTGCATTGGGTGTAGCCAATGCAACTAGTGTAACTACTAGTGCTGGTCTAGTTTCAACTGGATTATTTACTGGCACATATACTGATGGTATTATCCTAGACTATGATTCAGCTAATAGTAATGCTCGTATTAGTGCAGGCGCCGGAGATGGATTTACATTCTATAATAGTGCGAATACTACACGAGTATCGTTGTTAACAGTAAGTAGTGCAGGTGCTGTGACACTGACTAGTGATCTATTTGGTCAAGCAACACAAAATGTATTTAATACTGTAAGTACAACAGTAAACTTTGCCGGAGCTGCAACCACTGTTAGCATAGGTGCAAGTACTGGTACAACCACTGTTAATAATAATTTAACGGCAACTGGTACAGTTGCTGCCAATGGTGCAAGTGGTATTACTACTACACAGACTACATTTCCATTAGTTAACACTACAGCAACAACTGTTAACTTTGCCGGGGCAGCTACCGCAGTTAATATTGGCGCAAGTACTGGTACAACTACTGTTAATAATAATTTAACAGTAACGGGTAATCTTGATGTTAAAGGCACTACTACATTTGTTGAATCAACTACTGTACAGGTCTCTGATAAAAATATTGAAATAGGTAAAGTAGCAACACCTACAGACACAACCGCTGATGGCGGTGGTATTACACTGCTTGGATCAACTAATAAAACTATTACTTGGGACAGTGCTAACAATAATTGGACGTCAAGTGAAAACTGGAATATTGCTTCAGGTAAGACATTCAAAATTAACAACGTATCGGTTCTTAGTTCAACAACATTAGGATCCGGAGTTACTGGATCAAGTTTAACCAGTGTTGGAACTATCACTAGCGGTACTTGGAACGGCACTGTTGTTAGTCCAACTTATGGCGGTACTGGAGTCAACAACGGTTCTAGCACTATTACCGTTGGCGGTAATGTAACCTACTCAGGTGCATATACACAGACATTTACCGCTACTGGAAATACTAGTGTAACGTTACCAACGAGTGGTACATTGTCTACACTTGCGGGCGCAGAAACCTTAAGCAACAAAACACTGTCATCTGTAGTGCTTACAGGCACTGTTACTGCAAATGGTTCTACAGGTACTGCCGGCTATGTGCTATCATCTACAGGTACTGGTGTACAATGGGTAGCTCAAAGTAGTGGTGGCTCAGCTAGTTTTAGCCCAACTGCTGGCAGTTTTGATTATTGGGTAGCGTCCCTAATCATGGGATAAGTACTGTATGAAGATTAGAGAAATACTCACAGAAGGTTTGGACAAAAAGGATACGTTTGCTATCCTACACGACTTTATAAAATTCGCTGCCGAAGATCTACAGTTAAAAGATCTGCCAAAATTTGAATTTGATTTCGACTCTAAGAAAAGTGTAGAGCATAGAAGTTTTGGAGGTTATTCACCTGGTGCGCAACATATCCGCATTACTGTCAAAAATAGGCACATCAATGATGTGTGCCGTACACTAGCCCATGAGTTGGTACACTACAGTCAAGATCTAAAGAAAGAGCTAGAAGATGATAATGCAGGAGCAACGGGCAGTCCACAAGAAAATGAAGCCAATGCCCGTGCCGCAGTTATCATGCGCAACTGGGGCAAACAACATCCGGAATTTTTTGAAAAAGAAAGTATAGCCTAATAAAAAAGCCCACTGTTACGTGGGCTTTGTTGCTTTTATAGTATCAGCCTACTAAAAGCTATGCTTACTTCTTTGCACCCGTATTAACGAATCCATAGAACTTTTCAGCGGCTTCCATGATCTTTTCCATTCCTGGAAACTCTGGCATTGCTACTGTACTAACAACTTGGCCAGTCTTCTCATCACGAGCAACTGACATTTCCCAGCCCTTAAACTTCATATGGTATTCTTCCATAACAGCATCTTTGGCCATGGCCAACACATCGCTACGGATTTCATAGCCGTTCTTGCTGAACTTGACTTCTGGTAGTTTTGGAGTTTCGTAAGTCATTACTTTGCTCCTTTTGCCAATGGGTTTTTGTAGCTGGAAACCAATGTTTCGGCAAGTGTAAGAGTTGTATCAACCCAACCTTGGTAAAATTTAGTTTGTGCTTCAATCAATGTTACTAGTTTTGATTGGATTTCTTTGTCGGTAACGAATGTGTTAACGATTGTCTTTTTGCCAGATTGAATGGCATCGATTGCTTGATTAAACATATTTTTCTCCTGTGTGTGTTTATGTTTTTACTTCTACTACCTAAGTATTTAGTATACAGACTTTAATTCAGTAGTGCAAGTGGTCTGGCGAAACATTTTTTCAAGTACTCCCATGCTCCTAGATTTGTATCAACGCTTTCGTTAATATAAGTGGACAAATCTGGATGATCTAGTTCAATATCTGCTAGTGTTTCACCCATCTCTGTGGTCAGCTTAATGCCATTCTTACGACACAAGTGGCGTATGGCAGCATTTGAATTCAAACAAACCATACAGCCTTTGAGTTTGCCGATCACTCGACAATACTGTATACAACGTTTCATTAAGGTATCGCCCATGCCCTGTCCTTGATGATCTTTTAGTACTGAAAATGCCAATTCCATGTCATACTCAGTGGACACATGTCCCACTGCTACAAACTCAAGATTGGCATTTTCGATAATGAAAAATGTATGCTGATGTTGTTTCTTTTTGAAACCATCGCATAGAGCATCTATAACTTCGTCAGAAACATGATAACCAAAGCGCAGTGATTTACTGACTGCATCAAGTGCCTTGAGATGAGCTCGTAATTTGGGTAACTCAATAGGCATCATGCGACGAACTTGGTACATAATTAGAGCCAATGTCCGTCAATCATGCGAGCTTTGATGTAGGCTTTGCGAGCTTCTAACCAAGCTGCCAATAGTTCTTTAAAAAATTTACGCATTACAGACCACGACCCCAGTACATACCTTCATCTGTTAATTCGTATTCTCTAGTCCAATATTCAACTTCAGCTGCTGATGTTGGCTGTTTGCTGTTGATAAACATTTCTAGTGCAGATTCTTGTTTTAATGCAAAGAACTGGATAAGTTCTTGGATAATTTTCGACATTTTGTGTCTCCTTTTAAGTGTGTGATGTGAAACATCATGGTTTTCACTAGTATATTTATCTCAGTAGAACTATTGATATATTACCTTATGATTACGCTCAACTGGTTTGATATTCAGTTTAAAGAAATGTATAATACCATAAATAACTAAGAGAAATAAATTATGCGTAAAAGTACTCGTAGCATCTTACAAGAACTTAGTGATATTGGGCTAAGCCGCGATACCGACTTAATAATCGAAAGTCGTGGCAGCAACATCATTGCCAGTGCTATCAACCTATTAGATATGGTGCGAGAAAACTATGACGTAGAAACTGCCGCTGAATTAGAGCGCCGTTTTATCAATTCAATCAAATCAGCTGATGCTACCAAGTTCAAACGCGGTATTAAACGCATCCAAGAAAGTAAAGAATAGATTCTAAGCTACATCCGCTAAAATAGGTATTTTAGCCCTATTTTTAGCCAAAATAATAAATAATATTACACAGGCTCTTTAGGAGAGTCGCTTGCAGAGTGCAAGCAGTATGGTAGATTAGGAGAAATATTATGCCATCATTATTTGGAACAACAGTAGCGGCTAACTATGGCCGTATGACAGCACAACAGACTTACGGTGTAGGTCAACAATTTAGCAACTTTGGTACACGTCAAGTACGTTTCGTTAAAGTAGCTATCAGCGGTGGATCAAACAACGATTTGACAAAAGGTCCAGATGGAGCAACTGGTTCATACAGCGATCCATTAAGCCTATTTTCTTTGGCAATTCGTGGAATCCAGCAATTTGCTGAAATTTATTATGTAGGCACACCAGTTGCAACTGGTTTCGTTATCGCTGTATCAGATGATACAGACAACGATAATGATGCTGCCAACGGTAACATCAGCAACGGCGGCAACGGTTTGATCGAAGCAGCAGTTAACGCAGCGATTGGTTCAGGTACAGCTACAGCAACAACAATTAGCAACCTAGCACCAGGCGTAACTATCTAATAGTTAATTCTCAGGGATGGGAAACAATTAAGGACCGCAAGGTCCTTTTTTGTTGGCCTGCGTATCTGTGTGGGTTAAATACTGGCATGAATTATAAATTGTATACCCTTGTAGATATAACACACACCGGTCAAACTCGCAGTGAGCCAGGCCGCGAAAGTCTTAGATGGCAGGAACAAAACTTTAATACCCTGCTACAGACTTTAGGTATTAGGGCTAATATTGCCTACTCACAGAGTCCGGCTAGTACAGAAATAAAAGGTAGACTAATTGGTTTTGATACAGATGAAATTATACGAGTGTGGCGATTTGATTTTTATACTGAACGAGATTTCTTGTTTGAAAAAGATGGAAATCCAGTAGGGCTACTAGAAGAAGATTTTCAAATGGTGCCTTACATCAGCGGACTAGGCGAGACCATGGAGCAAAAGTACGCAGTTTTTAACCCCTACGACCCTGGCAAGAACATAGTTTTTTCATTAAAGCAATAAATAAAACTGTAGGCAATTTAATCAACAACTTAGGCAACTCAATTATACATTAGGCACATGACTCGGAGCGAGTCCCTGACTTATAACATTGGAGCCTAAAAATGGCTGTTACAAAAGAAGCACAAGCACAACTAGCTATGTTACCCGAGCGTGTAGCAGTAGTAGAAACTAAAGTAGACAGCATGATAGTATGCATCGACGAAGTTAAGGGCGATGTAAAAGACATGCACGACTGTTTAGATCGTACTAGAGACGAAGTGCTCCTTGAACTCAAAGAAATGCAAAAAGCCTATTGGGACAATGCTAAAAAATACTACGAACACGCAGACGATCTTAATTTACAACAAACTGCACAGCACGATGAACTAGCCGGCAAAATTAAAGATTTACAACAACTAAAAGAAAAGTGGGTCAAGTATGCTATGGCTGCTCTAGCTTTTGCAGCAGGTAGTGGTTGGGTACACGCCGCAAACTTACCACAAATATTAAAGTTTTTAGGACTGTAATTCTGTTAAATACAGAATGCAAGTTCAAGAACTATCAATAGATCCTAATCCGCATCACCATCATCTTAATCCCGTTATATGGGACCAAGACGAGATGCACACAGAAGTACGTCGTAAGCTACTGCAAATAGCCGAACATTTTATCGACTATATCAACGTACCTAACTTAAATTTAAAAGACATTACCCTAAGCGGCAGTTCGGCCGGTTATAATTACAGTGACTACAGTGATATAGATCTACATCTCATAGTAAAAGGTGTCAGCAAAGAAGATGAAGAACTGTTTTCAGCCAAAAAGAATCAATACAATAACATCTACGATTTAACCATTAAAGGTATCCCTGTAGAATTGTATGTTCAACCTGCAGATCAACCACATGTTAGTGCCGGTATTTTCAGTGTCATGCGTAATCGATGGATTAATAAACCTGAACATAAAGAACCTACTACTAGCCCAAAAGATATTAAAAATAAAGCTAGAAGTTATGCCGGCAAGATAAATCATGCACTGCGCGGCGGAGATCTAGCAAAAAGTAAAGCAGTTATGGATGAACTTAAACGACTTAGACAGGCTGGCCTGGCCAAAGGTGGTGAACAAAGCGTAGAAAACCTAGCTTTTAAACTGCTCAGAGCTAGGGGACAAATTGACAAATTGCGTAAATATATAGATAAATTAACTAGTGCTGAATTAAGCCTTGGGGAACAAGATGAAAATTAAACAAATAGTAGTGCGTGAAGATGATATGATTACAGTTAAGTCTGTAGCAGGTACCGGAGATAATGCCAGTGTTGAATTAAGCAATGGCACTAAGATTCCAAAAAGTGCTATTCTTCCAGGCGCACAACCAAACACTGTAGCACTGAATCCTGACGCATCCGGTGATGCAAATCAGTTAGTAGGCAAGACTGTACAGGAGCCAACAAGCGAGGGAATCTTCGGAACTAGCGAAGAAGAATTGGCAAAACTACCAGTAGGCAATCCAGCTGGCGACTATTATAGAAAGTTAGTGGCTCTTAAAACCGATCCACGTTGGGCTGGCAAACAGGACATTATCCAGAGTCGTATCCAAGACTTAATTACTAAACTAGATGACGGACGTGGTATTCCTCAACCTGGCTATGGTCAACCTGCAGGTCCGGAAACAGATCCTACTAAATTCATGCAGAAGAATCCTGGATTTAAAGAATCTGGCGATACAGTTGCCAGCGGCAATACACCCGTAGGTGGTGATGCCTCTGATAACTTTAGAGATGAAGTTATTGACAAAGAGTTTGATGCCGCTAATCGCAACAATCCTGCTCAGGGAACTCGCAGTCCTATTTCAGAAAAGTTAAAAGAATCTGATGAGCTTATGAAGTGGTTAACTATTGCTGGTATAAAATGAAAGTAAGTGATTTAATTAGTGATTTTGAAATCTGGACAACTAATGAAGAAGCCCAGCTTTTAGAAAAACTTAAAACACCGGTCAGACTCAGCAATTTAAGCGAACACGAACAGTTCAGAATCCAGACTCTTATTCGTAAGAGTTTGGTAACTAAAGTAGGCATCGAGAATCCTACAGTAGTTGCAAATGAAAAAAACAAACAAACCTAAAAAACAGTCCAAGAAACTTAATTCAGCGCCAGCTTCAAAATCACCATCACGATCTAAAGAACGTGTAATTAAAGAACTAGCCACACAGTTTGAAGAGGAATTAAAAAATACGCTGCCTATCACTGTATTACCCGATGGTAGCGTGGTTTATAAAAATTATCTAGTTAAGCAATTAACCACAGGCAATTGGGGATTATACAGCATTAAGAGTCGAGATCTCGTAGAACAGTACTATCTAAAGACATCAGCAATCATGGCTGCCAAGGCATACAATAATGTGTATTTAGAAAAGTTTTTTGAAATCAAACGATTAGATGATCGATATTGGGCTAATTACAGTAATAACTTAATATATCGCCGCAACATGCAATCAACCGTAGACTTCAGCAAATACTTAATTTTATTAAATAAATTAGAAGACAGTCAGGAACAAACAGAGCAGTACAAGAGCAAAATTTCCAAGATGTTTAAGTGGAGTTTCGCATAAATAGTTAATAAGAAACAGCTTAGGATATCACCATGCAAATTAGAGAACTTTCAAAACCAATTACTAGTCAGGCACTTAACGAGAGCCTAGCAAAAACATTTGGCTACAAAATCAACCTTGAAAACTTTACAGATGTTCAACTAGAAGATGCACGTAATAAGTTACGTACAAAAATCAGCCAGTTTGAACTAGAAGAAAGCTTCAATAGCATTGGTGAAAGTCCAGAATATCAAAAAACACGTATGTTCCTTGATGTAGTTAATCAAGAGATTTTCGAACGTGAAGAAGGCAAATGCCCAACATGCGATTGCAATCCATGTGAGTGCAAACATAAAGAGCAGGATCACAAAGAAGACAAAAAAGAAAAAGCCAAAGTCGACGAAGCTAAAAAAGAAGAAATCACTAAGAAATTAAAAGCCGACAAGATGAAAG